GCTCTTTTGCGAACCGGTTGGAGGTGGGGAGGAAAACAGGCCTGGAGGCCTAAGACGGGATTCAGAAGGGAGGAAGTCAATGAGCGATCTGATCAAGTATGAACAACCACCAGCCCTGGCATTTTCGAATGACGAGATAGCCGTGTTCAAGCAGAGCTACGCCCAAGAGCTCAACGCCACCGAATTCAAGCTCTTCATTCGGACGTGTCAGGTAAGGGGTCTGCAGCCGGGTCGGCATTTGATTGCCAACGTCTACAACAAGCGGGATCCTCAGAAGCGTAAGCTCGTCTGGATCACAACCGTAGACGGTGCGCTTTCGATTGCCGAATCCACGGGGGAGTATGATGGGACGACAGAACCCACGCTCTTTGTCGAAGACTCGGCGGGAGAGAAGACGGAAATCCCGCACCGACACTATGATCCAGAGGAATATCGCAGAATCATATCCGCTACTATCGGTGTGCGCCGTAAGGGATTCTCGGCTCCGGTTTTTGGAACAGCCCTCTTCAAGTCCTTCGCCAAAACCGGCGTAGGATCCGAGGTGTGGCAGGCCCACGGCGATCTGATGATCATCAAGTGTGCCCTAATGCAAGCCCTGCGGAAGGCTTTCCCTGAAAAGGTGGGCGGCCTCTACGACCAGGCAGAGACTAAAGGCATGGAGGGAGGGGCAATCGACGTTGAGTATCAGACGGTGACGGATAGTGAAGCCTCTGAAGCCGCTGAACGACTCATGAATGCACAAGAAGCAGCCCCCCCTCCAGTTGACGATGGAGAGATGACTGACATCGAGAAGGACTTCTGCAAGGCGGTTGAGTACTGGCAAGCCCTGGCAGAGGGAGCGGAGCCTCGTAAGGTGGAAGACCTGATCTATAAGAAGGCCTGCGAGGCTTTCGATGTCCAGCAAGTCTAAGGATGTTCAGAAGTTCCTGAATAAGGATGTCCGGTTCCACCTGACCGAGGCGGGCCTCGTCCCGGAAAGGAGCTTTTAATGCGGATCTATGTCGCCGGGGAATATTCAGGTAGTGACGTGATAGCCGTCCTGCGGAACATGCGGATGGGGATCAGAACCTGCGTCAGTCTTCTCAAAAAAGGTCATAGCCCGTTTTGCCCGTGGCTCGATTTCCAGTATGGGCTGGTAACCGAGATAGACCTCTACCACTATCAGAGGAACTCTTCAGAATGGCTCGAGGTGGCCGACGCCATCTTGATGCTCCCTAATTGGAAGGCATCAAAGGGGGCCCAGGCAGAGCTCCAGAAGGCCGAGAAGCTTGGGAAGCTGGTCTACTTTGATGAAGAGGCGGTGCCAGATGCTTATTAACACCTTCAGCAAGAGCTTTTACGAGACGTTCAATAGGTGCGCCGCCCATGCTGCCCTTGAGCTTGAGCATGGCCGAGAAGTCAAGACGAGAAGTGAACAGCAGGCCCAGGGCAACATTTTCCACTATCTCCAGGCTCTCGAGGGCTGCCTGGAGCTCATGGATGCGATGGAGATCTGTGATGACGAGGCGATTGCAAATTGGCTGGCATGGACTCGCAACAACTATTCTCCTGTTGAGTCCGCTCACTATGAGAAGGCGCTTGCTGCTGACCGTAGCGGCAATATCTCTAGTTGGGGATCTCGCTTTCTGGGGGCTATTATCGATAGGGTCGGAACTGTCGAGGATCGGGTCCTCATTACGGATTGGAAAACGGGGAGGGTGATGGTCAAGAATGAAATCGAGCCATTTCTCTCAACCTACCTGGTAAAGCTGAATCTCTACCCCATGGAGAAGCGGTTCCAGTTCGACTATGTCTACCCTCGGCTTGAAACGGTTGACTCCGTTTACATCACCTATAAGACAGATCGAACCGTGCTTTTTGAGTGGCAGGATTATCGTGAAGAGATCAAGGCCAGGGGGCAAGATCCCCTTTTCAAGAAAATCATGGAAGTGATCTCAGGGGTTGAGGAATCGGACGGGGCCGCCACCCCTGGTCCACATTGTGATAACTGGTATGGGGCGCCGTGCCGGTTTCTCGGGAAGGAGTGTCCCCTTGCGGAATTTATGCCCGACGTGTATCAATGGCACGACATTGAGAATCGTGTCACCGGACAGATCATGGAGCTCCCGGAGGCCCAGCGACCGGGTGCTGCGTTCATGGCGATCCTTAGGGGCTATCCAATCGAGAAAACGCCCGAGATCATGTCCCTCGCTTACGTCGGATCGCAGCAGCTTACGGGTGGTGCTTCGAAGGTCATGGGACAGATACGGGAGTATTGTAAGGAAACGAGGCTACCGATTGAGGTCGGTGGAGAGAAATATGGGTATCAGCTTGTCGAATCCATTGACACAGAGAAGGCTCTGCGCCTGCTCCTGGCGAAGGCTGATGTCGAGGATGTGGCAAAGGCTGTTAGTATCTCCCCATCTTCGTTGAAGCGTTTAGGGGTTCGTAAACACGGTGACCTGATTGAACAGGTGAAGCGCCTCTGTACTGAAAAGGTGCGGTTCCTGTTTGGAAAGCTTAAGGAGGAAGAGTCAGATGGAGATGTTTGACCCGGAAAACTTGGGGGCTAACCTGACTGAAGAAAAAAAGGAGCGGTTCGACTGCGCCCTGCATTCAGCAATCACGTTCCTCTCAAGGTCAGATTTAACGCCGAATGACAACATCCTGCGAATCCTGAGCGAGCGCATAACTGACCTCACCGATGACGAGTCGGCCCAGATTGCTTTCGGGTTCATGCTGGGGATTTTCTTCGTCAAGATTGTGGATCAGCACAACTGCATGGAATGCAAGAATCCCCACTACAAGGAAAGGCTGGATAACTGATGCCCCACGATTATGAATGGCTAAAGGACCTGGACGATCCTGATTGCCCATGGTGTGATACCAACGAGCACATCCAGGTCAGGAGCAATCAATACGGGATATCGCAAGAGCCCCTGTTCCAGTGTACGAAATGCGGGAACACCTTTAAGGTGCGCCCTACCCTGAGGAAGGAAGATCTTCAGGAATAACCGAACGGGTTCGCTGCACCCACCAAACGTCCTTCCTTTCCCTTTCCTTTGCAGCGAACCCACTTTTTCGGAGCCGGGGTCTTACCTCCTTTCTCCCTGGCTCCCCCTGGGCTGGGAGGGTTTGCGGTCCCCTCTCAGCCCCTTTTTTAAGGAGCTAACATGAAAGCGAAAGCTATCGTTGATCTCCCCGAGATCGAATTCAGGAACAATGACGAGCGGAGGTACGCCGCTGATGTCCTTGAGCCATTGAAGGAGAAAGGGGCTATCGTGGATTGGCGATACGAGCAGGTCCGATTCCAGCTTGCCAAAGGGACGGCCTACACTCCAGACTTCATGATCATCTGGGAAGACGGTGTTGTGGAATTCGTAGAGTACAAGGGCTGGCGCCGTCCGACAGGGATCGTAAAAATCAAGGTGGCTGCCGAGAAGTTCCCCTGGTTCAACTGGAAACTGGTCGAGAAGCGGCTCGTTCGAGACGGGGGAGGATACAAGGAGACATCATACCCATGAAAAACATCACCCCTGGGCGGCCAGACGAAGTCCAGCAGCGAGACAAGGAGCTCCAGACCAAGAAGCAGCGGATAGCTGACCAGAAGTCTCTTCTCAAGGATGCCTTGGCCGTTCTGATCGGGAACAAGCAGAAGGATCTGATCGAAGAGTGGCTGAGTGCTACCGAGACAGAAGACATCGAGAAGGAGTATCGAGGCTTGTTGGCTGCGGCGAAGTGCCTGGCCCCCCTCTCGGAGGATTACGCTCGTGGAATCGAGGTCTCTCGCCGGGTCCTCGGGGACATGGCGAAGAACCTCCAGGTAAATGAGAAGCGTGACCGGCAGGTCAAGAAGCACCTGCAGCAGATTGTGAACATGCTGAAGAAGTGGGATCAGGTCAAGAATAAGGAGCAGCAAATTGAACGACTTGAAAAGTCCCTCGAAAGCTTTAAGTGAGCTATCGAGCCTAACGGAGGACATGGATCGGGATCTCGTCCTCGACGTGGATCCCTTGGCTGATACGGACGACATCGAGGAGGCTGGCTATCTCGAGGAGCAGGAGCTCTTGGACATGATGCTTGCCCAGAAGATCCACGGGAGGGGGGGCGAGCTCGTCCAGTTCAAGCCCTGGCCGCACCAGGAACGTATCATGGACCGGGTCTTCTATTACGTGCGAAACCACCTCCCGATCCGGCTGATAATCTGCAAGGCCAGGCAACTTGGGTGCTCTACCCTGTTCGCTATCTTCATGTTCTGCTGGATCACTGCATTGAAGCGCAGGAAGGCGATGCTGGCCGCCCATTGTATCCAGGCCGCCCAGGAGGTCTACGACACGGCCCAGATTCTGTATGACAACCAACCTGCCTCCCAGTACAAACCTCTGAGTCACCGGTCCATCAGGGGATTCGCCTATGAAGCGCCCCACTACTCGAGGTTAGTCCTCAACACCGCCAATAACCCACACCTTGGTCGGGCTGGCCGCATCAACTATGTTCATGTGACTGAGCTCGCCATGTGGCAAAACCCCAAGAAACCGATGGCGGCCTTGTATCAATGCATCCCCCCGCAGGCCGACACGATGATGTGCCAGGAGAGCACGGCTCTGGGCCCCGGAAACTACTTCCATTCTCAGTTCAGGGCGGCGTCTGAAAAGCTCATTGAGACCGAAGCCTTATTCGTTGATTGGAAGGATTTTCCTTACTATTCATACCCACCTGTAAAAGATCTCAAGAAAAAGGTAACGCAGATAGAGCTTGATTATATCAATGAATTCAAGCTTGACAAGGGTCAGGCAACATGGTATGTCAACACACTGCGTCAACAATGCGGGAATGACCATGAGGTGTTCGACAGGGAATTCCCGATGACGGCAGAGAGGGCATTCGCAGCCTCGGGAGAAGGTTGGTTCGATTTCAAGACCCTCCAGTTCATGATGCGACCTGAGAAAGAGGGGGGGATGTTTTTCGAACCGAAATTCATAGGGGACATTTCATGGGATCTCAAGGAGACAGACGCAAATTCATCCGACTCTCCGATAATGAGCGTGGAGGGCTTAGGATTTGGCGATTCCCAGAGCCAGGGAGACGATACATAGTCTCTTGCGACGTGTGCGAAGGTCGGAGACAGGACTGGCACGTCCAGCAGGTGTGGAGTCTGCCGAACAATGTGGACGAGCTTCCCGAAATGGTGGGGAAGTGGAAGGACTTCTCGCTCGATGCCCTGGAGGCCGGGGACATGGCCTGGAAGATCGGCCTCTACTACAACACCGCATTGTTAGCAGTCGAGAGGAACGGCCCGGGGGTTTCGATGCTCGACTACCTGAAACACGCCGAGAGCCCGGTTGGTGAAAAACGATTCTTTTCTCGGAAAACCGGTTACCCCAATATCTACCGTGACCCTGGTCCTATGGGTCAGGCGAAACGCCAAATCAAGGCTGCCCTGGGATGGAGGACCATGGGCACCAACAAGCGGTCCATGCTGGAACAGGCCCAGCGGATGATCTCTTCTATGGGGGTCATCATCCATGATCGAGCAACCCTCGAGGAGCTCACCGGGTTCCAGTGGGACTACGAGAAGCATGATTGGAGACAGAAGTTTGAGAATGCATTAACGGGGAACCCCAACGATGACGAGGTGATAGCCTTCGCCATTTTCTGCATGGTTTACTATCGCTGGGGAAACAAACGATTTTTCAACGAATTCAAAACCGCATAGGAGGTAAAAAGTGACAAAAAAAGAGGCTATAAGAGAGATCGGGAATATCGCCAAACAAGTTACCGGACTCTACCATGGGCCAGGGATTGTGGAGGACTGCCTCGACATCGTGATGGAGATTGACGACGACAGAGAGCGTTCCAACGCCATGATCGAGTTTATGCGAAAACAAAGAGATGCAACCTTTATGAAACCCCACGTCTCTGCCTTCCACGATGGTGTCTCCTGGGCCTGCTCCAACTTCTTGTTTAACTTCGAAGACTATCGGGTTGACCAACTCTGGTTGAAAGGGTGGGATTACGATGTTTGATGACGATTTTCCAAAAGTCTCCTACGACTTCACAGAGAAGGAGTGGACGCTCACCAGGGGGAAGCATGAGATATTCCTCGAGCGCATGATCATGTCGGTAGCATTCGGGGATCCGCTCGAACTCGGGAACGAGGATTCGGCGGTGGCCGTCCTGGGGCGTGACACGCAGAAACGGGTCCATGTGGTGTTCCTGGCGTCGGCCATCTGGGAGGAGCTCCTTCCGATGCTAGTGGACATCAAGGACTATTTCGCCATCAGGCGCCTGATGATCCCTGACGAGCCCGAGGAGTATTGGGACGAGGCCGCATACGTCGAGGGGCTGACCTACTACCGGCTGGAGGACATTCCAGAGAGCCGCACAAACAAGAAGCGCCTCGTCTCAGACGTGAAACAATGGCCCTACTTCCGGGACCGTGACCTCCTGGTATCCCTCGACTTGATCCCCAAGGAGCTCGAGAAGAGCTTACCGGCAATCGCTACCCGGTTCGACAAGGACTCGAAGGATGGCAAGGTCTTGATCTGGGCCACCTCGGGGTTCGATGCCGTGGCGATGTCTTTTGGCGAATCGCTCAGAGAAGCCGTGAGTGACCCTAGGATCGTTTCTGTGCTCCAGGGGTATACTACCCTTAGGTCAAGGCAGAAAATCGATGAGAATCCATTTCACACCCCAAAACCTTGGTATAAGGGAGAGGAAGGATGACAGAAGAAAGAGAAAGGTTTTTTGCTTTTGATCCAGAGTGGAAAGCAGAGGCCGTTACAACCTCTGCCGAATGGTTCAATTTTTATAATAGCAATGGGGGGCAAGTTATGTGCATCCTCGGGTATGCACTGGCATTTATGGCCGCATACGAGGACACCGAGGAACTGAAACAGGGTCAGCTTAAGACTTCTCTTCGAGCCCTGGCTAAAGAGTGCAAATCAACAGCCACAAGCATCAGGAGAAATCTCAAAATCCTTGAAGATGTCGGGGCTATTACATGGGACAGGAAGACAGGAATCATTACGGTTCACGATTTGGAGGAGGATTTCAATGTCCCCCGGTAGCTGGATAAAGCTCTATCGATCTCTCATGGACTCTTGGCAATGGGAGAACCCCACCTGGCTGAAGGGTTGGATTTTTATCCTTTTGTCTGTGGAATGGCGTGAATGTCAAGAACTCAAACCCGGCCAGATGTGGATCACAATAAGGCAACTTGCCGAGGTCATGGGTGTATCAACGTCTTCTGCCAAGCGGTTTTTAGAGAGGTGTGTCAGAAATTCGGACATCTTATGGGAAAAAGGACATAACTCCGTCACCCCACCCGTCACTCGACCCGTCACTCGACCCGTCACTCGGCATGGCAACACTCCGTCACTCATAAGTGTCTGTAAATGGAAGGACTATCAGGCCAACATAGACGAGTGCCGAAACTCGGAGCGAACCTCGATGGAACCCTCGACCCCTCCCTCGACTCGTCACACTCTTAAAGAACAAGAAAGAATAAGAAAGAACAAGAAAGAAAAGAATAAGAACCCCCCTACCCCCCAAAGGGGGGAATCGGCTCCTAAGGAAAAATCTCTCCTGGCAGAATTCATGGATCGATACCTTGAGGTCTTTGGGGTCAAGTACGTTCCCTCAGGCAAGAGAGACGGCCAGATTCTCAAAGGACTCGAGAAGGAGCTTGGGAGAGAGAAGCTGTTCAGGTACATCGATGCCTACTTCAGAGACACAGAGCCCTTCCTTGTGGACAATGGTCACCCCGTCCCTTTGTTGAAAACGAAAATCATGAAGTACGTACAGGGGGAGAAGAGCCAGAAGCCTCCAGCACCGCCGACCTGGACCCCGAAAAGGAAGAAGGAGCTACTCGAGTGGTACGAGAGGGGGTTGCAACTCAATAACAAGAAGCTCGAGCTCGAAACCGATCCAGAAACGAGGCAGATCATCGAAGAAGAAAGGAGCAAACTCGAGGCTAAGATCAAGAAAATAAAGGAGGACCTTGATGGAATTCAGCAATAGCAAGCTGGAGAAGGAGTGCCTCGGATTCCCCGTGTGGTTGAATTACGAGGACTATCCAAAAGACTGCATGGCCGCATTGAGAGTGTTGTGTAAAGAGCCGTATGACCTGTTCGCCTACGAGTCTCACCGGTTGATTCACGAGGGATTCAAGTATTTCCTTGCCCATGGAGCCTCACCTAACGAGGCGAATATAAAGATGTTTCTCATGAACAACAACAAGTGGGACGAATCTTTCGATGACACACTCACCGACATCTTGTGGGAGGGGAAGGCGCCGATCTGTCTCGAGGCTGGTCTGCGTGGTGACCAGTACATGGAATTCCTGCTCAAGGATCTCAGGAGCCTCAGGTGGATGCGGAACTGTTTCAAGGTGGTCCAGGTCGGCTACCATCGCCTGCAGCAAGCCAACCAGGGTAACTTCAGGGAGGCCATGCTTGACCTGGTGGCCGACTCCCAGTTGGCTTTCACCGATAGTTCGGTTATTCGGGACACGTCCCCAAAGAGTTTCTCTGATGCCGTCTATATATCCAAGACAGAGGCTCGCATAGCCGAGGAACTTGGTAAGGCCCCCGTCATAAATACCGGGTTCGAACAACTTGACTTCATGTCTGGGGGGTTCAAGCCGGGGGACTTGGTCATCCTGGCCGGAAGGACCTCCATGGGTAAAAGTGCTCTGGCTCTCGATATCGCCCTGAACGTGGCGAAGCTCGAGAAAGATGCCGTGATCGTGTTCTCCCTGGAGATGACAAACACCGAGAATATTAAGCGAATTCTCACCAAGATAACCCAGGAGCCTGTCAAGAGTCTCGATGCCTCGGAATCGATGGCTGACAGGATGATGCCCAAGCACCGGGATCTCCCCCTGTTCTTCGATGACTCCCCGGCCTCACCGACCGAGATTGAACTCAGGTCGGACGAGATCGTGAACAGTCTACCAGTGGGGACACGCCTCGGGCTTATCGTGGTCGATCACCTTCAACTCCTCGGAGTGAGGGACAAGACCCGATACGAGTCGAGGAACCGGCAGCTTTCAGCATATACGTCGGAGCTCAAGACGCTGGCAAAGAAGCTTGGGTGTGTTGTGCTCGCCCTCTCGCAGGTCAACCGGTCCAGCCAGCGGGATAAACGCCCCCCGGTGCTCTCAGATCTGCGGGAGAGCGGCACCATTGAAGAAAACGCCGACCTGGTGATGGGAATCTACCGGCCAGGAGTCGACCAAGGGGCTCAGGAAAGCTCCAGAGAGGCCGTCCTGGCGATCCTGAAGAACCGGCACGGAGCCACCGGAAACATCGAGCTCTTCTGGACTCCCGATTTGGTCCGTTTCACTGATGGAGGGGGGGAGCCAAGATGGCAAAAGAGCCAATAATGATTAGGTGCCGGTACGAATTCTGCGGAAAATGGTTCGAGACTACCCGGCATTACTCGAAATTCTGCTCGAAAGAGTGTGGGCGGCGCCACCACAATGAGCTAAAAAGCAAAGAAAAACACCCTGGAGATTGGCGCTGCCCCTTCTGTCAGAGGTATTTCACGCTTCTCAGGAACAACCAAGGAACCTGCGGATCCCCGGAATGCCTCGAGAAGCTGGCAAAAAAAAGAGAGCAGTCAAAGGCGCAATATCATGCAGGAAAACCCGAACTCGAACCGAAATATTACCGACGTGGAAAAAAAGTGCTTGACGTGTCCGAATTCTCGGGATACATAGGTTGCATGGACTGTCAAGAGAAATTTTGGACGAGTGATCGAAGAAAATACCGGCGGTGCCCGTCTTGTGATGCCATAGCAGACAGGAAATTGCACCAGCATCGGTTCGTCCCGGAGGGATGGTAATGTCTGAACCCAAGTGGCTGAGAACGATTCCAAGTGAAAACTTGATTGATGAGACGGGGGAGAACGTCTTCACCCTGGTAACCGACGATAATCATCTCCTCTTGGAGATCGACCTCAACGAGCAGGTGGCATGGACCGAGAGCAAAAACCGCCGGATCGGAAGCATCTCCAACACCCAGGTGCGGATGCTCACCAAAACCGGCAGCAGGCTGAAGCCACGGTTCTGGATCTCCTGCACCATCTGGAAAAAGCGGGTCTGTGAGCACTGTAAGGAGCCGATGCTCCCTACAGACATCAACACTCATGACGAGGACCTGGATGTCCATGAGTGGTGCTATCCGGCCTGGATCAAGAAACACCCGGAATACAAGGAAGATTTGTCGGCAGAAGACTACGAACCGGTCTTCGAAGGAGAGAGATAATGCCCAGGAAAAGGTGGGAATATCTTATGGACCTCGGGATAGTCACCATGACCATTGCCGCAGTCATTATGCTGTTTGTCGGCCCCCTGGTCTTTTTCTGGTCTGAATTCGCCCCTATGCTGTTCATTCCACTGGTGGTAGCACTGATTGCCGGGATTCTCATGAGCATTGGCGCTGTCATCGAAAGGTTTAATCTATAGAAAGGAGATAACATGGCTAAATCAGAGTACAAAATCGACATCTTGTGCTCGAAATGCAGGCTGGTGCGGTCCTGCAAGAAGTGCCTGGAGACGGCCTACAACCGAGGATACCTGTTCGGGCGGGATCAGATGATCAAGGCCGGATGGAGAGACGCCGAGGAAATGAAACGAAGGGAGGAAGAGAACAGTGTCAAAGATTGACGATTTTCTCAAGGGGATGGACGAGCTTAAAAGGGTCGGCCTCGAGTTCCAGGTCGAGGAAGAAGAGATCTTCAACGATCCTAAAAAGATAGAGATCGTTAAGACGCTGATGTATTTGATGCTTGGGGCGTCACTTGAGGAGGTGTTGCGGCGAACACGCCCCAGAAACAAAGTGGTTGAGGAGGTCATGGACGAGCTCTACGAGAAGTATGAACACGTCCTCTCCAAGCTGAGTAAGAAGGAGCTTTTTATGCTCTCGCTCGACGTGGGGGGCGCA